CAAAACCAAAAAATAATTGAACAAAATGATAAATTAATTTCAATAGCTAGCAACAAATCAATAAATAATACAACTAACAATACAACTAATAACACAACAAATAATTTCAATCTCCAATTTTTTCTTAATGAAACTTGTAAGGACGCCCTCAATATTACAGATTTTGTGAATCAACTTCAGGTCGGAATATCTGATTTAGAAGAAACTGGACGATTAGGTTATGCTGCCGGAATTTCAAAAATATTTATAAATGGTTTGAAACAATTGAATGTAAATCAAAGACCAGTGCATTGTAGTGATTCAAAAAGAGAAACAATATATATCAAAGATGAAAATCAATGGGCAAAAGAAGATGTAGAAAAACCAAAACTAACAAGTGCAATAAGAGATGTATCCAATAAAAACATTCAACAAATATCTGCATGGACAGAAGAACATCCCGAGTATTCAAATTCCCGTTCAAAATATAGTGACAGATATATGAAAATAGTAGTGGAAGCAATGTCAGGTTCAACACCAGAAGAAACAGATAAAAATTATAAGAAAATAGCAAGGAATATAACAAAAGAAACAATAATTGATAAGTAATAACAATGTCAACAGTTATAGGTAAGGTTATAAATATTTATTTATTTTATACTTTGAAAAATAAATAAACTAACAAATATAGTATAGTAAGGTGTATAACTTTACGAATGAGAAAGGGTGTTTTATTTGAATTTTACGGACTATATTTTTGTGAATTGATCCTCTGTTTTCACGTGCGTTTAATGGAGTGTAACTAATATTATGCTCAGTTTTCCAATGCATAGTATTTTCTTTGAGATTTACTTGATATGGTGGTTGTGATTTAGTTGACATGTTAAGTATATATTAAGTATATTTTATATTGATTTCTACATGAATGATATATTATCAAGATTAATTTCGGTATTTAAAAAAATAAAATTAAGTAAAAACATGATCAATATTTTCTCATTTCTAAATTCCTTTCGTACTTTATTAAATGCGATTAAAAGTTCATATTTTTTAGAAATTTCTAATGTAATTAGTCCATCTTCAACTAATGCGATAATATCTAATCCACTATATCCTTTATCATATATTTTGGAAACATATTTTAATAAATCGTTTTCAGTAGTTTTAGATGATATTTTTTTGAAAATAAATAGTTTGAGCCAATCAATACGTCGTCGTTTAATGATAGATAATTTAAAAATATGTTCAATGTTATATTTATATAGATTAATAGGTTTAGATTTGTATATAGGTTCAGGAACATATATTTCACATAGTCGTGATAATATAGGTTTTAATAACTTATATTTATCTTCAACTAAAATAAAAAATCTAGTATTATGACTGAATAATTCAATACATCTTCGTAATGCGGATTGTGCGTCCATAGTTAGTTTATCGCCATTATATAATACAATACTTTTAAATGTATTACCTCCATTAGAATTGATATGTGTTTTAGCGAAGAATTTAAGTTCATCGCGAATAAATTTAATACCCTTCCCGTGTGCGCAATCAACTCGCATAACTAATGTTTTCATAAGTATTTTATCATTGTCATAAATCATAGAAACAAAATCATCTACAATAGTGCTTTTCCCACACCCAGACGTCCCATTAAAAATCATATTAGGTATTTTATGTATAGTATTTAAGTATGTGAGTTTAGTTTTAATTTCTTGGTGAATTGGTAACATAATTAAAAAGACTAATTAATATTATATAAGTGTTTTTATATATTAATAATACGTATTAATATATAAAATGATAGTTAGTGATATAAATGATCACATAACGTAACGCATTTATACAACACTAGATAAACTATGTGTATATGGGTTTTCTTTAAAAGCTTGTAACATGTTAGATTCCATACGTGTATTAGGAATTTCATTGCAGTATTGAGGTGCAATAGTTTTTCCGTGTGTTTGAATAGAAGGTCCATTAGCGAGTCCAGTAGATGGAGCCCATAAACGATTATTATCTCTGTCACTATCTAATTTAGACATACAAAGATTAACTTGTGAGTTAAACATCTTAGCATTACCTTGATTGGTTCGTCCAACAATAGTTTTTTCTTTAATTTCATTGTTAGTTTGTCTATATGCGGAATCATATTGTGTTGCCCCATAATTAGAACTCATTCCCCCATATTGAGAAGCGTTAGTAGTGTCACGTTGATTAGCGACACTTTGCTGGTCATTAACTTGATAAGCGCCGCCTTCTAATTGATTACCAATATTACCATGTGTTTGATAAATAGTGGTTTCTTTAATAGTTGTATTAGGTTCATCACATTCATTTTGAACATAATTACCAGGAACTTCTCCGCCCATATTTCCATATACACGCATATTAGAAACATATTCTTCTTTTTTGACGGGTTTTAAAAAGTCCATAATAGGTGCGACAGCAGCAGATAATGCACTACTAAATCCTGAACCGAATATTTGTTGTTGTGGATTTAATTGTCTATTATTAGTATAATTGGTATGACTTTTTAAGAATTGGTCGCCGTCTTGATGAGGTCCTGATCCTGCTGCGCTAGAAGGTCCAACACTAGGTCCTTTTAATTGTATTCGTTTTGTGTCTTCATATTTAATAGGAGTATATCCTGCAGTTTTTAATATAGCATTCGGTGTTCCTCCAATATACTTAGTAGTTTCATTTCTATTCGATGTTTTAAAAACTTCATTAGCAATTGGTCTATTCCCTTTTTCAGCGCCAGTAGTTGTAAGCCATCTGTCTTGACTATTAATGAAAAATGTGTCTGGAGCATTTTTTTCCATTTTTCCAAAAATTCCAACACTTTTAATAGTAGAATTGGCAGGTCCTTGATGATCAGCAATGGAATATTCTTCTTTAGGGTTTGTAACAATACGTAATTCATCGACGGTTTTAGGTAACCATGATGATCTGTCTTCCATTCCAGAATTGAATCCGCCACTTCCTTCATTAGAATAACCTTTTCCTAAACCAGGTCCAACATTAATAGTTTCAAATGGTTTAACTATATTATTCTTTAATGGTGCATTAACCCTTGATTGATAAAAATCAGTCATATTTGGTGTTCCATTAACTAATTGAACATTGTCTTGAGGTTTAAATAATGGCGCTTGTTCAATTTTAGTGATATATTGTGATCCATTACCAACGTGATGATCTAATATACTTTCAGCATGATTATTGTTCCTAATCTGTCCCTGTGATTTTCCTCCATTAAAAGGAACCATATTATTATGTGTAAATTCAGTAGATGATAAATAATCGCCAGTTAATGAATAAACATTAGTGTTATTGTTAGATTCATTGTTTAATGTTTTTTGTTTATCAAAATATTGATATGTCCCATCATTCGGATTAATATATTCTTGAGTATTATCTGTTGTATCAGTAGGAGATTCAAATAAATGTGAATTTACAGGATTATTTTGTGTATTTTGTGTATTTTGTGTATTTTGTGGTATCTTCTTAAGTTTTAGATTATTATTTTTATACTCCATATTCGTAAGTTTTTCTTTGGTATTATTATTTTGATTTGAAATAACATACATTCCTCCTAATGCTATTAAAGGTATTGCTAACTCCATATTATAATATACATATACTTTTTATAAAAAAAAAAGTATATATCTTAATAAAATGTAATTTATTTAGATGACTTAGTCTCATTGTTTGGACTACACTTGTATGAAGATTTAAAATTATCTTTTTCTAAGATTCTTGTGCTAACACTATTCTTAAAAGGAATGTTAGTATGTTTTTGTGGGTCATTAAATAAAAAATTAAAATTATTATGTTCTAAATCTCTAGCAGTCCATGCGGGCATAATAGCGCGAGATTGTTCTGTTGTCAAGAATTGATCACAAACGGGATAATTCTGTTTTAATGGATAAGAATGAACATTTAATCGTTTATAATTATCTTTATCTTCTATACAATCGCGATTAAGTCCTTTATCTATTCCTAAAAGTGAGCTTTGAATATCAATCGTGTTAGTCCATAGATTAGCACCCCATTTTTGAGGAATAATTTGTGGATCTAATGCGAAACATGGTGTTTCGCCATTTCCGGGAACATCAAGAACCCATCTACTGGGTCCAGTGCTTTGTTGATTATATTTAATAATTCTAGCAGTATCGCCACTAAATCTTGTAGATGCCATTTATATATACTTTTTATTAAAAAAAACAAAAAAAATATATAAAAGTTTATTTAGATTATGTAGAAGGCAAAGGCGCTAAACATAGGCGTATGGATCCTAATGAAGCAACATCATATTTAACAACAAGAGGTAAATCATTTTCTAAATATACTTCGATTTGAGAACATAAATTAGTGCATTTAATAAAATATCCTAAATTTTTCAATGAAAACTCTCCTTGAATAACCTTAGAAGAATCTTGTTTCAAAATAAAACCCATAGATCCATCAGCTTCAGCTCTATGTATTTCAGCAGAAGCAAATTGTCCCTGACACTTGAAAATAAGTTCATTACCGACAGATTTGATTTCTAATTTATCTGAGATGCAAGATAAATCTCTAATAATTTTCTGGAAATCAACAGATGGTAAATTAATAATAGATGAAAACTTGACATCTGGATATTCAAGTTCTTCTTGTTCAGGTTCAATTAATTTAAGTTTTTGGGTTTTACATTGTTTAATATCTCCATTTTCAAATTTTAACCCTAAATGAGAAACAACGCCATCATAATAATCATTTTTTTCAATATAAATAGTTAATGTATCATCATTATCAATAGAGTTAATAAGTTTAAATAAATGAAACATATTAACCCCGATAATAATTTTTTCCTTTTTACATTCATATGATTCAAAATTAGCGGCTGCTAAATAAAGATGTGCGAGAATAGTATGTGATTTATCCATATTAATAATCCGTATTCCATCTTGTTGAAATGTGATATTAGTTTCTAAAAGTATATCTTTTAATGCAGTCATTAATGTTCTAAATGGAGCAATTTGTACTGTTTTAATTGTTAGCACATTTCCATCATTAATAGTATCATTATTTGGAGGTATAAATTGTGACATTAAGTAATTATAATTAGATTTTAACGCAAATCTTTAAATCATTATAATGTCTAAAACATAAACTTAAAACATATAAAAAAAATTGATTTGAATAGAAGGTAATAAAATATATTATAATACTTAAAAATATAATCAATAATGAGTGAAATAAATAATCAAACTGAGAACAATGCATGTGGATTTTGTTTAATAAAATACTGTGAATTAATAGATAGATCCATTCACAATATTTTATTACGTCCAGAAAATGATGTATTAACATACGACATTTTAGATACAGAAAAATCAAAAACAAATAAATTACTAGCACTAAAAGAGAAACAACGACAAATGAAAGTTGGTGAAATTTGGCAAGAAGTATTAGGAAATTATAATGGTTGTATTAATTTAGGAATAGGACATGCAACAGGTTTAGACATTTTATCTCATACTAAAAAATTCGCAATTGAACTAAAAAACCGAACTAATACGGATAATGCGTCATCCAAAAAATCAAACCTTGATAAATTAGCCAAATTTAAAAAAAAAAATCCAGATTATGTTAGTATTTACGCAAATATTAATGCTGATACCGAAAAAAAAACATTACAAGGTAATATAAAAAAAATATTACACGATGGTGTTGAAATAGACCATCAAATAGGCTACGAGTTTCTTAAATTTATTTTGGGTACTGATACAGATTTAATAGTAGATTTTGTCAAAAACACAATCGATAAATATATATAATTTTATAATAATTTCAATAAAGAATTACCCATATATTTGGCTAATTCAACTGGAACCGCATTACCAATTTGTTTATATTGAGAATTTAAACTGCCAATAAATTCATAACTATCATCAAAAGTTTGAATTCTTGCGTATTCACGAAGAGTTAATGGTCGTTCTTCCAACGGATGACATCTTTCAGTTTGTTTTTGTGATGGTGTACATAATAATGTTAATGATGGTTTTTCCATAGACAACCGATATAATATTCCTCGTTTCCCCCCCCCTGAATAATAACTATTCCCCAAATATTCTTTTTGTAATGTTTCAGGTAAATTAACCCAACAACCACCTTGAGGTATCATTTTAAATAATTTTATTTTTGTTTCATTATATTTTGCACCATCCGAAAGAGGAACATTATACAAAACGTCCTTTAACACTATTTTTGTTAAACTTTCGTTGGGAAATTCAAAAGAACGAGTTATATTTTTTAATACACCTACAATAAATACTCTTTCTCTTTTTTGTGGAACATCATATTTAGATGCATCTAAACATTTATAACTAATATTATATAAACTATTTTTATTTAATGCTTCTATTATTTTTAGTATAGTTTTACCATCATCGTGTGTTAATAATCCTTTAACATTCTCAATCATAAATATTTTAGGTTTTATCAAATTTAAAATTTCAATAAATTTAATCATTAGATCGCCTCTTGGGTCATCAAGTCCCTTTCTTAAACCGGCTTGCGAGAACGATTGACATGGTACGCCGCCAGTTAATAAATCAACTTTATTAACATATTGTGAATAGTCTATTTTATCCATAGAACTACAAAGAATGTTCGCATCTGGATGATTATGTTTTAATGTTTTACAGCAATCATTATTATTATCATTTAATAAAATAGGGGTAAATCCAGATGCAATTAATCCTGCACTTAAACCTCCTCCACCAGCACATACTTCAATAAATGTGTATGTATGTGCTGTATTATCAACAATTGTATTATCAACAATTGTATTATCAATAATTGTATTATCAACAATTGTATTATCAACAATTGTATTATCAACAATTGTATTATCAAC